TGGTGGTCTTCGACCAGTGCAGGTGTGGGCGAACCGCCGTCCCTTTCTCCCACGCGTGCGGCATCTGTGCGACGCCCCCTTGGCCATTGATAATCGAGCCAGAGAACAGGAGCGTGCCGGGGAAGTCGGTATTGTCAACCGTCGGTGGCGCGGCCTGACCAGCCGGGTTAAGTCCTTGCGCGGGAAACCGCAGGTCGTCCCATCGTGGCGACTGAACAAAGTGCATTCGCTGCCCTTCGATGGTAAGGTCCGTGATGTACCCATCGTCGTCTACGTGCGCAACAATTTGGTCATTTACGAAGATTTCGGCGCTCATGCGGGGGCCCCCATGTTGTCGGTGACCGGCTCACCAGTCATGAGCTGCTGTTTGTTCTGCTGCGGGTCTTCCTGCGCGCGCTGTCGTCCGCCTTCTCCGGCCTGCGGCTGCTGTGGCGGGGCCATGCCCTGCTGCATCTGCGCCTCCAACATCTTGAGCTGGAGTGCTTCGGCTGACGGCACGATGGCGTCGGCGTCCATGTCCAGCGTCTTGGCCTGTTCGTGGAGCAACGCGGCGATACCCTCCATGCCGACGATCTGCTGCACGACGGGAGAACTGAGCACCACCTGCAGGAACTCGTTGCGCCGAACCTGCGCGGCGTCCTTGACCACGAGGCTGTTGGCCCCGCGAGCAACGATGTTGACGTCGCCCTTGAGGTCGGGGTCGTCCGCGTACTGCATATTGTAGAAGTACAGGCGCTCAATCAGTGGCTTGGTGACGTAGGTGTCGATGTTGAAGATCACCTGTTTGATTGTCTTGCCGGCGTTGCTCATCAGCATGGACATGCCGGAGGCCGTACGCCCTGCGCCGCCGATGCCCGCGTTGTCGCCTGTGATGTACCGTGGGATGCCGGTATCCTCGTCGGCGCGCATCGAGAACTTGTCGAAGATCGCCATCAGTTCGCCGGACATGCTCTGCGGCTGGAAGAACTCCATTGGCTTCGCGGCGCTACCCATCGGGTCGTTGGTGAACTGCCAGATTTTCCACGGGAACATCTGCGTCAGGTCTTCTCCCGGCGGCAGTCTGTCGATGTTGACTCCAACCTGCGGCCCGGAGGCGATCCCCATGTTGTTCGCCATCGCCCGTGCGGCGTAGTTGCACATGTTCGCGCAGTCGCGCATGAGGTCGGGCGGTGCGTTACCCCACCATGCGCCGGGGATTTCCTCGAAGCACGCTTTGAAGTATGGCTTGCGGTGGAACGGATCGTAGTTGAGGATGGCCTTGATGACCCACCGTCCGATCAGCCACACCTCGCAGTGGTACTCCTTGGACGGGTCGAGCGGCTCGCCCCGGTCTTCGGTCATGCCCCATTCGATGAGCATCTTGCCCTGCACCGCGCCCCAGTACTGGATCGCGTCGATCTCTGCCTCGGGGTTGTTCATCACGGCGGAGACGGACTTGCCTTCGGCCTGCGCCTTGGACGAGTCGACAGCCAGCCAGTCGCGCAACCCGCCGCGTCCGTAGTCGTCGAGCACCGCCTTGATCGCGCCATCGTCGTATCCTTCGACGCCGACCAGCTCGGACAGGGACGTGCGGGTCAGCCGGTGGCGCTCAATCAGGTCTCCGTCGTCGGGGTGGGTACTGTTTGGTGCGGGATACAGGTTGAACGGGTCGACGCGGCCCCATGTCGGGACGATCTCCTCGACCACCACCGGCTCGTACTCACCGACCGTGGTCTCCTTCCACACCATTCGCGGCTTGCGACGCAGCGTCGGCCCCTTGACGCACGCCGCCGGGAACGTCACGATGTCGTCGATGAACTCTGCGAAGGCTCTGGAGAACGCTCCTTCTTCGAGCTGGTCCTCCATCTTCATCTCCATCCGACCGGCAGCTTCCTTCGCCATCTCCTTGATCTCGACCATCATGGTCGATTTGACCTGCTCGATCAATTCCCTGGCCATCTGCTCGGTGAGCGGCGCTCCGATCATCGCCTCGACCTGCATCGCCTTCTGGTTCGCTGCATCGTATACTGCACGGTGCAGGTTTGGCGGGAGGTCCGGCAACGGTGTGGGGTCGATCATCCACGGCTTTTCATCCCGGGCACCGGTCAGGGTGTCACGCAACCATGCCGACGCCGCCCGGCACTTGTTGCTCGTGATCATCATGTAGATTTCCGAGCCGCCGGTTTTCTTGATCTCCGCCAGCAGGTCTGGCTCGTACACACCCCGGCGTTGTCGCAGGTTCGTCAGGAGTCGCTGCTCTACGGTCTGCTGTTTGGCAACCCGCGCGGCCTCCCACACTTTCTTGACGTGGCTGGCCAGGGACTGTATGCCGGGCTGCTGCTGTCGCAGCTCCGCCTCGCGTTTCTCGTCTTCCAGAATATCCCGCAGACTGCGGGTAGGGAGAATCCCGTTGAGGTTCAGTCCGGCCATATGCTCGTCCCTGCGATAAATTTCCCGCTACTGTATCACATCTCGGTGCATCAACACCGCGCCCACGCCAGCGGAGCGGGCTTTATCTCCCTCCGCGCCGTCGTTACCGCCCTGCCGTATGCTGCCCCGCCATCGTGCTGCAGGCAGGCGTACTGGAGTCCGTCCGCGTAGTCCGACCACGGATGGCTTTTCTCTGGCACATCGTCCTGCACACCCTTCGTGTTGATCTTGTACCGGTACTTGCCCGCCAGCGCCTTGATCAGCTCCGTCTCGCTCTGGTTGATCAGCAGCGCCGACTGCCCTTCGACGGTTCGCGTCATGTAACTCTCGACCACAGCCAGCCGCGCCGCGAGGGTGTTTGTCATCGCGGGCTTCACCATGAACCCCTCCGCCTTGTATATGTCCGCGACTGTGCGCTCGTCGGTCTGCGCCCGCTGGAACGCTGCCGGGTCGATGACGATCATCGCCTGCTTCCCGGCGAACTCCGCCGCCAGCGTTGGCTTCAGCTTTTCCCGGATGAATCGCAGCGCGCCCATCCCCGTGTCCGTCCCGGTGATCGCCTTGTGCACCAGCACCCGCCCGTTGTACGTCGGCTGGGTGATGACCGCCGTCGGGTTCAGTCCTGCATCGACCCCGACGATCAGCGTACTCGCCTGCACGATCAGCGGCGTCTTGGCCACATGGATGTCCCGGTCGAAGCACCTGAACACCGGCATCCCCGCCAGCGACTTGCCCCACTTGCCGTGCACGTAGACGTCGATCCACTCCTCGGTCTTGCCGACGATGACGTCCTCGTAGTACCCGCTCGGCAGGTGCTGCACCCAGTCCGCCTCCGGCGACAGCCCGCTTGGCTGGATCGTGACGTGGCAGTTGTCCTCCGGGTCCGACAGGTACTGCTCCCAGAATGTGTCCCGGTCTGGCGGGTTCGTCGCGCCCCACACCTTCTTCATCTGGCGACCGGCGTCGTCGACGCAGCCCTGGATCGGGTTCCCCTTGTCGTCGTACCCCCACTCCGGACGGTGCGGCACCATCATCCCGTCGGGGTATCGCCCCAACCGGCTGGTCAACTGGTTGAACACGTCGGGGTTGATCTCCCGGAACTCGTCCAACATCCCGAACGACAACTGGAGGGAGAGCAGCCGCCGTACGTCGTCCGCGTCGTCGAGGCCACGGAACAGCACCTCGCACTCCACCCCGTCGAGCTTCAGCAGGAACTTCGAGTCCGTCTTGTACAGTATGCCGGCGTCGCCGTTGGGGAACCACTTCAGGAAGTCTGGGATGGTCGTGTCCCACAACATCTGCCGGGTGTTACGCACCACTACACAGCGGCTGCGCCGTATCCCGTCACGGCAGGGGGCCATCCTGCTGGCCTCATAAGCAATTTTTATGATCGAAGCAGTAGTTTTTGTCGACCCCACCGGTCCGACGATGAAATTCTGGAACTTGTCGCTCGTCAGGAAGGGCTCCACGGACGGCGACGGGGTGTATTCGAGGCTACTCACAGAGCCGCCAGCATGTCGGCAGTACAGTTTCCGGCAACACCAGTGATTTGCACGTATTCAGGCACTTTTTCGGGCGTTTCAGCGTCGTTTTCCACCTCAAAGACATCAATCTCAGTGTGTTGCAGCGTTTGCGTAGCGGAATTCAGGTTAATCACCAGCTTGAACCCGGCGCCACGCTGTTCCTGCTGCTTTTCGACCCCCACCAGCTTCGAAAACCGGTCGTAAATCTCGCCAACCACGCGTAACGGGGTCGTCGGGTCGGTCAGCGTCTCGTTCATCAGGTTGACGGCATACTCCAGACCGCATGCGGCCTTCAGTTTCGCGTCTCGCAGGGCTGCTTCCGCCTCGGCGGGGGTGGGGATTGGGGCGCTCATTCCAGCTTTTTACCTCCGTTGTCGGGGAGAGTCAAGTACGCTCGACGTTCGTAGGGGTATAAATGCGGCTTATAGTCAAAAATCGACCTTGAAGTGCGCGCGATACTTAACCCCCCCACCCGACCCTCCCCCCCTTTGTCCCCATGGGGTGGGGTGCCCCCGTGCGCGCGCATCACTATGTATACAGCGGCCACCGTAACGGTGCCTAACCGCGCCTAGCGAAATTCCCAGCCGAACGCTCATCTACTATTGAGGGGTTAGCAAGATAGCTTGTTAGCCTGACTCACCAAGCACCGTTACGGTGCCACTCACTAAGGAGCATTACCATGAACGCAAAGACCAACACCGCTCGCGCCGCTGACTTCACCACGCTGCACGCCGTATGGAACCGGCTGGACACGGTCGAAGCTGCAAAGACGCAGGCCGTCAAGAAGCTGACCGCCGCCTATGAGTTGATCGGCGAAACCATCGTTGAACTGGCGAAAGACCAAGGCGTCAAAACTGGCGCGGCTACCGACTTGTTCCTGATGCAAGCGAAAAACGCCCTTCTCGACGGCGCGAAAGAAGAAATGGCTTTCACACGCCGTTGGGATCGCGCGGTTCGCGTCGCGTTCGCTGCCGAAGGTTCGCCACTCGTGGCAAGCACAGCACGCAAAGCGGCAATCGCCAAATCGACTGCGGGGCATTACGCCAAAGCCGCTGAAACGCTGGCAAAGGCGGGCGTCGAGCAAGCCGCGGCGAAGAAAGCGGTGCTCGCGGCAATCGCGGCCGATACATCCGGTATCCTGACCTTGAACCTGCTTAAGGTCGTGGAAGGTTTCATGCGCGGTGAGCAAGTCATCCGCATCAAGCCCGAGCCGGTCGCTGCCAAGCCGGTTGTGGTTGCCAAGATCACCCCGGTTGCCAAGGCCCCGCGCCAGCGCAAAGCTGCCTGATACCGCAGTGCTCCCACAGACCCCGCCCGAATGGGCGGGGTTTTTTGCCGTCTGGAATGTGACGAATAACAAGATTCTTCATATTTATAGGGTGTTGTTTGCGCGCACTAAGCCCGGTTTATACCAGCCACCGTTACGGTGGCCGAGCCACGCATAAACGTTTAGTGTTGCGTTTATAGCACTATAAGGGAGGTGTAAGGTGTTTATACCACCAGTCATCACGCCAATGGACGACACGGGCGGCAGCAACTATAGGACGCTTATAGATAAATTTATACCACTATAATTTATCTATAAGGGGCTTATGTACGTTTTCGGTGGGGGTGTAAGCACTATAATATGCATGTTATGCACGTTTCCGTTCCTAAAATCGGTTATTGGGTCGGCAAACGACATCGCCAGCTGGCGCGGCTTCCGGCATCGTTCCTCTATATATATATATTTTATGCATAGGAAAAATATATATAACCCCACATGCATTCTTGGTATAGTACATGGCGACGCGAGTACACATGAGAGAGACGATTCTTATTTTCAGGAATAAGCCTTTTTCAGCAGAGAATGCCCTGAAACCGTTGTGCCGCAACGATCTTGTATTATGTTTAGCAAAGTTGCAACAAATCAAGTACCCCCCGCAAACCCAGGCGCAGTGCGGGTTTCGCAATATGCACCTATAAACGAGGTCCGTACGCTCCTCGCCAAAAAGCGTACATAACACTCTAACGAAGGGATTTATATATGGCAACTGCCGGATACACCAAACTGTTTGAAGTCGCTACGCGCCTCAAGCGCAGTCAGCCCTGCGTGTTGGGCTACATCAAGAAGGGAAAGCTGTCTGCCGAAAAAGGTGTTGATGGTCATTGGTACATCAGCAACGCAAGTCTCGACGCCTTCATCGCTCAACGCGACCTCGCCGAAGGCGCACGGGCAATGACCGCAGTCGACATCTTGGCTGCTCGCATTGACCGGTTGGAGCAGCACAACAACCAGCTTGAACTCCGCCTCGACAAGCTGTCTGCCGGCATGAAGGTCATGCTGGCCCACTTGAAGAAAGGAGGTGCCACCACCCCCACCCCGTAGTACCGCCCGATTCACTTTCATACTTTACTCAGGAGATTGACATGAACCGCTCTACCAACATCGCCCGCCACCTGCGCGTCAAGCACATCCACAATGTCGCTGCCCTCCAGCACGGCATCGACGCGTACCTGCGCGACCTGCCCATCACCAGTCACCACACGCCCGCCCACGAACCCAAGCGCTTCGACCCGGCACGCACCAGCAACCCGGACGTCGCCGCTCAGTGGG